ACATCGCCCCGGCCGACGACGGGCTCTCCGCCGTGGTCACGGCGCGTGGGCCGCTGGGCTCAGGGCAGGTGAACGTGCAGGCAGACGCGGACCTCGGCGCGGGCGTGACGACCATCGCTGGGACGCTGGACGTGACGGTCTCGGCCTCGCAGGCTACGACGCTGAACATCGCGGCGGGTGCGCCCGAACCACAGTAGGGAGGGAAAAGACCTCGTGCCATACGGCTCGGTAAAAGACGTGCCGGACCACGTGCCCGCGGCCAAGCGGAAGCAGTGGCTCGAGGTCTTCAACTCTGCCTACGCGAGCGCGATTGACGACGGCAAGAACAAGGATGATGCGGAGGGCGCGGCCTTCGCGCAGGCCAACGCGGTGGCCGGGCCAAACGCGGAAAAGCTGGCGCTGACCGAGTGGAACCAGTTTCAGCGAGCCGCGCGGCGAGAGGGGCTGGGCCTCGGCAAGCGGATCGGCACGAAGGTCAGTGGGCTTACGCGGGAGGTCAACGGGCCATTTCGCTGTGATCACTGTAGCTTTTTTGACAAGGCCGCGGGGCTGCCGGAGGGGTACGACGCCTACTGCGACTCGCCACTTGTCGCCCTGGACCCGGAGGTGGCGGGGCATGACGGCAGGAAGATGGTAAGGGACGGTGAGTGCTGCGAGGACTACGAGCCCACGCTGGCAAAGGAGCGGAGGATGAAGACGACGTTCAAGAAGTTTATCCCATTCGCGAAGGTCGACGCGGTGAAGCGCGAGGTCTGGGGCGTCGTCACCGCCGAGCAGCCGGACAAGGATGATGAGGTCTGCGACTACGCCAAGTCGAAGCCCTTCTACGAGGCCGTGATTGCCGAGATCAGCCAGGCGAGCGACGGCAAGAACTTTTTTCCGTTGCGCGAGATGCACCAGCTCTCGGCGGTGGGCAAGGGCATCGGCTTCGACTTCCGCGACCCGGACAAGGAGATCTTCATGGGATTCCGGGTCGTGGATGACGCCGCGTGGAAGAAGGTGGACGAGGGGGTGTACACCGGCTTCTCACACGGCGGCGTGAAGGTCGGTGAGATGGAGCCCGATCCCGTGTTCAAGGGCTGCATGCGCTACGTGGCCAACCCCAGCGAGGTCTCGCTCGTAGATAACCCGTGCCTGGGGGCGGCGCACTTTGCCTACGTGAAGGCCGACGGGTCGGTGGAGCTGCGTAAGCTGAAGTCTGAACCGGCGGCCGTGGTATCCGCAGACCGTTTTAGCAAGATCATCCGCGACGTGGAAGACCTTAAGTCCCGCGTTCCTGTTATCAATAAGGGCAAGACCAAGCGCGTGGCAGGGGAGGACCTTTCGAGCTCTGCGTTCTTGATCGTGGGAGACAAGGACAAGACTGACACGTGGAAGCTGCCGATCAAGTTTTCGAATGAGGCGAAGACGAAGCGGCACATTCGCAATGCGCTGGCCCGCTTTGGGCAGCTGAAAGACGTTTCTGCGGCAGATAAGGACGCGGCGTGGAAGCGGCTGGTGGCGGCGGCCAAGCAGTATGATGTTAACGTGGAAGCTGAAAAGGTGAAGCTCGCAGCGATCCAGGATCACCTCCGCAAGCTCGTACGCGTGCGGGTCAACCGGCTGGCGCGGGCGAAGACGTCGGCGGACCTCGGGCACGCGCTGACCTTCGTCGATGATGACCTGGGGCGGCTGGCAAAGGGCCTGTACGACGTGGGGCGGCTGGCGTGCTGCGTGCAAGAGCTTGGGTACATGCTGTACAACGTCATCGCCGAGCAAGAATGGGAGCAGGACGAGGACTCCCCGGTGCCGGCCATGCTGGCGGCCAACGTGAACGACCTGCTCGACACGCTGGTGGCCTACGCGGCCGAGGAGGTCGAAGAGTTTCGTGAAGAAATAAACGCTCGCGTCTAAAGCGAGTGGCAAGAAGGAGTAATAGGAGGAAAGAATATGAAGAAGTTTATCTCGATCGAGGGGCTGGCCAAGGGCTTTGCGGGCCTGGCGGGCCACTTTACGAAGGCAGCAGCCCACCACGAGGCAATGCACAAGGCGCACGCGGGGCACGCCATCGTGGCAAAGGCCAAGCATGACGGCATGGACGATGGGGACGTGCACAAGGCCTACTTCAAGGCGGTGGCGGATCACCACGAGGAGATGGCGAAGCTGCACAAGGCGCACGCCGATCACCACGCGGAGATGGCGAAGGCCACCGGCGATGAAGAGGACGGCGACAAGGCCGTGAAGGCGGCTGCCGCGGCCGCAGCGGCGGTGACGGAACCTGGGACGGCATTGAATGCCGCGGATCTGAACGTGTCTGTTGGGAACCTGATGAAGGACACGGTGGCAGAGGCCGTAAAGTCCCTGAAGGAAGATTCTTCGTTCAAGGACCTGTTCAAGGCTGCCGTGCTCGAAGAGGTCAAGCGGCAGCTTGGCCAGCAGCTCGAGCCGACCGACGTGAAGGTGATCATCCCGTCGAACGTGCCGGGCGCGGGTGGCTATGGCGCGGGCGTGGGGGTGATCCCAATCGCGCGGCCTGGCTCGGCGCCGCTTGACACGAGCGAGGTGCCGGCCACGCTCTTGCACTTAGTGGACGCGTAGGCCTAGAAGATTTTGGCGGTGGCCCGCCGCGCAGGAGCCTGGGCGGGGCTGGAAGAAAGAGATTTTTAGAAGAAAGGATCATCGAATGAAGATTGCCCAAGAACTTTACGCGGGCATTACCACCGAGAGCCGAAAGCAGATGGCGAAGTTGCTCTCAAGTGACAAGAAGCTCGCGGAACTGATGCAGAAGGCTCACCCGAAGTCCATGGGGGGCGAGGTTGACCCGAAGGACTGGGACCTTAACCACCCGCTGGTGAAACAGGCCGGGCGGCGATACATCAAGGCCCTGAGGGAGGGGCTGAGCAAAGCTGGGATCACCACCGCGCTGGGCTTTAATTACTATGACCTGCGTGGCCCGTCATACTTCATCTTTCCGCTGCTGACGCCGTTTATCCAGATGATCGGCAAGCAGGGAAAGGTCAACGCCGGGGTTGGCACCGTGGCCCACTGGAAGGCCACGCGCAACCCCAACTCCACTTACGTTTACGCGGGCCTGGCCGAAGGTCAGCGGAACGCGCTCGCCTCGCCGAACGAGATCGACTACCTCGCCACGTACAAGGAACTCGGCGAGGAAGGCGGGGAGACCTTTACCGCGCAGTGGGCGGGCGAGGGCTACACGGACAACCTGGCGGACGAGCACTTTCGCAACCTGGCACGCCTGCGGCTGCAGGAAGAGATGATGACGCTGTGGGGCAACTCTGGTACGGCCACTGGCAACCTGGGCTTTGCCCTCGGGCAGCCACCCACGCCGACCCGCGCGCTGGTGACCCCGGCGGCGACCTCGGCGCTGGGCAACGGGGCAAACGTGTGCGTGGCCGTGGTGGCCATCACCGGCATGGGGCTGAACCCTGGCGGGCAGGGTGGGTACAACGCGCCGCCCACCGTCGCGGGCGGCCTTACTACCTTTACCACGCGCGCGAACGCGGATGGCACCTCCATGAACGTTGCGGGCGGGATCAGTCAGATCTCGAACGTGTCGGCGAACCTTATCACCAACGCCACGGCCCAGACGGTCAAGGCGTCGATCGCCGCGCAGAAGGGCGCGGTGGCCTACGCGTGGTTCTGGGGGGTCAACACCACGGCGTCAGCAGCGAACGTAAAACTCGGGGCGATCACCCCGTGGCCTCACTACGTCATTACCGACGTGGCCGGGGGCACCCAGGCGGGGAACGCCACGGGGCTCAACGCAGACAACAGCCTTCAGGCTACGGACTTTGACGGCCTGGGCACCTACAGCTTCCTCAACGGTAGCTGGACGGACATGGACGGGGCCACGCTCACGCCGGGTGGCAACGGGGTGGTGAACGAGATCGAGACGGACCTGCAGGCGCTGTTTAATAACTTTCAGGCCCAACCGGACGCCATCTGGTGCTCGGCTGACGTGAAGGCTGCGGTCGAGGCCGCGGGCACCTTCTCGAGCACGGGGACGAACAGTTACATCTTCCCGTACACCCGTGACGGCCAGGACACCGGGCTGCTGCTTGGGTCGGTGGTCAGCGCCTACAAGTCGAAGTACTCGATCAGCCCGTCGGGCGGCGCGGCCATTCCCATCCGGTTGCACCCGATGTTCCCGCCGGGCACCATGATGTATGACATCAATACCAACCCATACCCACACAGCCGCATCCCGGCGGTGCGTCAGTTCTTGATGCAGCGGGACTATTACGCCATCGAGTGGCCGACCGTCACGCGCCAGTGGACGTTCGGCACCTACGTCCATCAGGTGCTTGCGCACTACGTGCCGTGGATCACGGCGATTCGCACCGGCATCGGGCCGTTCGTCGCGCCGTGCTGGCTCGCCGCGGTCGCGTTCGGGGAAGACTTTTACCTCGGGCCGCGGGTCAATCTGGTTCGCCGCTGGCTGGTCAACGACTGGGAGAAGTCTGGCCCGGTCGCGAAGCTGGTCATGGCGCTTTATCGCACTTACGGCGAGCGTGTTGCGAGGCAGGTGGTAAAGTCAAGCCTCCTGCGCCGCGTGGCCCGCGCAATATTTAGCCGCGTGTTGGCAAAGGCTGAGGCGAAATACGGCTTGGCCAAGTAGGCCATCTTCTCGTAAGCCTGTCCTAGGAAGCAGGCACGAGCAAACCTGGCGGGGGGCCTTCCTAGGGGCCCCCGCCCTTTCTTAAAAAGAAGAGGCGGCAACTGATGTCGCAAAGCCAAGTGGTTCAAGTTACCCTAGATGCGTCTGGCCAGACGCTGAAGCTGCTAAACGCGCTGCTGGCCACCACGTCCCTCGAGATTGACTACACGATCAACGGTTCGCCCGCCACGATCAAGCTCGTGTTGGCCGGGGGCAAGAACGATGGCAGCTCGGACACGCTCGACACCTACACCGTGGTGGCAAACGCCGCGCGCACGGTCGTGCTGGCGAAGACCTATGACTTTTTTCTGCTGACCGCCACGTGGACCGGCGGGGGCAGCGTGACGGTCGCGGCGACCCTCAAGACCTCGGGGGCCGGGGCGGCCTTCGCGGGCGCGTTTCAATTCGTGCAGTCGGGCGTGGGCAGCCCGGCCGGGGTGCTTGCCGCCCCCGTTGGCACCGTGTACGTGGACCTGAGCGGCGGGGCGGGCACGACGCTATATGTCAAAGAGTCGGGTGGGTCAACTTCAAGCGGGTGGGTGGCCAAGTGAAGGTTGCGGTCTTTTATCCGAAGAATTTTTTTGCGAGCTGGTATGCGCTCGGGGGCTACGTGAGCGCGCTGCGTGACCTGGGGCATGAGGTAATAGATTGTCCGGTACCGGGCAACCTGGTGCGCGACGTGGCGGTCTTTCGCCGCGTGCTGCCGTCGCTCGAGCTGCTGCTGACCTGTGACGTGGTGCTGTCGACGTTTCACGAGTACCTGCATCCGTGGCTTGAGGCCGTGT